CTTTCGAGGATAGGTCGAGGATAAACACGCCCGTTTTGATTAAGCGTATTTGCTCTTTGAATAATTCCGGAGAGCATTACTTTTCCGTATTTTTCTTTTGATTCTTTTAGCATTTCTTTCGTACAAGAAATAGGTGTCCATTCTCTTAAGACGTTTAATTCAACAGTCATTTCATAACTCCTTTTTGATCTCAGATATCATTTTTGTTAATGTCAAGAACTTAACAACACTAACATCACTTATCTCTTCTGACGACATGTTTTTAATTTTTTCACGAACTTCGTCAAGTTTTGAAAGTAAATATTTGTTATTAGATGTACCTTCAAAGGTTTCCAAATTGTTCAATGCTTCTCTTTTCTTTTCTTTAAAAAATGTTTGGAGTTTTTTAGGATTTTTATCTGATAAGAAAACATAGCCTTCAATGATCTGTTTTTGGTCAGATGTTAACTCTTCACCATAGCGGCGATTAAACTTTTCTGTCATGATTTTTAAAACTAATCTATCACTATGCGATGCATCATATACTTCAACAACCTCACTAACAACTTCTTTTTTTCGAAACATTAGTTCGCCTAGTCGTGTTTCTATATCGATTAAATTTTTAATATCTTTTTCTTTTTTTCGCCATTCATTTAAAGCTAACTGGACAACGCCTAAGTCACGATAGTTTGCAATACTTCTATAATAAAAGTCTTTGTCTGTTATTTTATAATTTATCGATCTAAGCAAATCTGATTTTTCTTTTTCTAATTTTTTTTCATTTAAATTATTGCTAGCAATCTTTGCCTCATTTAAAATAGATGCGATAGTATGAGTATGTGTAATTTTAGATTGCGCTAGCGCATTAAAAAGTCTAAACTCTTTATAAATCTCTGTATCTTTTTTAAAATGTTGTTCGATTAACTTAGTCGCTACTTTTGCTTTTTTCTTATTTCCTTCTAAAAGGTTTAAACTAATATGTTTAAGTAAGAGCTCGTAAATAATACCTATATTTCTTTTTTTGTTATGTTTCATCTGCGTCCTCTTCTGAAGAATTGTTCTCAGAAATTATAATTGAGCTTTTAACATTACGTTGTTGCGTACCATAAGTATCATCAAAACGTTGTAATGTCGATTTTAATGCGTTATTCATTGTTGCATTAACTACTATTTGCTCGTCTAGATAATCGTCAATTTTAAAATCTTCACCTGACTCGAATAAATCTTTTCCAGATGGAGGCTTCATTATTTTTGTTGCTGACTTTAAATCGTATTTAAGCTTACTCATTCCAGCATCGACCGGATCATCTCTTTTCCTGGTTTTTAGTGACGGATTAACGCCAGTTGAATTGTATTTTTTATTTGAAGAGTACTCATTCTTGTCTTCATCTTCATCTTCGTCTTCTTCGTCCAGTCCTTCTATGCTTAATTCAATTAATTTTTGAACTTTAATAGGAAATTCTTCATCTTCAATTGATTGATGTTCTGATAGTGCGCCTAAATCTATACCACCAGCGCCTAATTCAACATTACCACCATCAAATTGAGGGGCTGAGGCTGACGGATTCTCCGGGCCTTCCGGTGCAGTTATTTGTGTTGATTCGATTTCAAGATCTGAAACTTTATCTTTTCTTTGGCCAGCAGCGATTGCTTTAATTTCTTCATCCGAGAATCTTAATATATTTTTTTGAACCCAGTTTCTATCAACCATCCCAGTAACACCAATAGCTGTAGCAGCAGTTTCAAATCTACTCTTGTAAAGTTCTAATTTTTGTTGCTGAGCAATTGTTGAAGGGTTTGATAGCATTAATTTAAAGTCTAATAGATCTTCGTCACTAAAGCCATTACAGTAGAGATGCACAATTGCTAGTTTGTTCATCTCAGACAATACTGTTCTTTGTATTCTGGCGATTGTTCGACTAAATCTAATATCTTCTTGTGATAATGTTGCTTTTGCCCCTAAACCTTCATCATATCCCAAGTATGCTTTTGGAATTTTCAATGCAGCAAATAACTTCTTTTGAATATACTCTACATCATTTGTCTCGCCTGCTATAGTCTGGCCAGCGATACCTTCAATTTTTGTACCACTATCACCACCGCGTACAGGAATAAAATAGTCTTCGTCAACCGACAAAGGATTGTACCTAAGATCTACCCGGCCAGTATTTTGATCAACAATCGATGATCGCTTTAAAGAAGTTTGGGCTTGTTCCATATAGTTTGCGACTTCTTCGGGTGGAACGTTACCTACATCAATATAGAAAGCTCTTCTATCAGGTGCTCTAACAATTCTATGAACTAACATTGCATCTTCTAGAAGAATCATTTGGCGCCATATTCTTCTTGCAGGTTCTAATATAGATGATCCGTATGGTATAAATGCATCGTTACCTAAGAGTCTCATATGCGAAACTTGCCAATTCTCTAAAACTTGGTTACCTTGTGTTATCCATCTAAATCTAACAGCCATCGGGTCATTTGGGTCGAATCCTTCCTCCCTTTCAACTTCTGATATCGGTAAGGGGAAACAATTAATGACACCGTGTTGAGGATGTACATCATTGAATAAGAAACAATCGCCGTATTTAACAAGATTTCGCACCCAAGATGTCATGTTAAATTCAACATTAAGCGTATCATAGAAAAGTTCAGTTAAAATTTTCTTAATCTTAGGGTTATCTGAATAAATATGTAAAGTTTTACCTGCTTCGTCTGCAGACACAGATTCTTCAGAATATATGTCTAATGCACTCGCAATCTCAGGTGTATATTCCATTTCTGAGAAGTCAGAGTATCTTGCCATCCTATCATAAGTTCCATAAGCAGACATAGCATTACTGTAGACTTGTGACTGATTCTTTCTAAACTGGTCGAAAGCAGTTGATGTATAGTTCTTATCTGTATTGCGTAAGACGTTTCTTTTAACAACCGGTCCACTTCGAAAAAGTCTTGTTAGTCGTTTAAATAGATTTCTTTCGTTATCTGCCATTTTTCACCCTATAGTAACCAATTATGGTCTTTAATGTTTTGTTTTTGTTTCGCATTTGCTCCGCCACTAAAGTCGGAACGCGAGTCTGTGTTTTGTTTATTGGTCCTGCCATGAATTATAATTGGTGCAGAACCGGGAGTATCTGTATACGGATTTGTGTTTCTTGACATTGCGCTTAACATTGCATCATTAAGAGACTTGGAATTCTTACTGTAATCTGCAGACGCATCAAACAACCAAGAACCAATTGCTAAGCTCATAACTAAATCATCATTGTAACCGCGGCGTGCTGATGCCCGTCCTGAACTGTCTATAGCAAACACTTTTAATTCCTCATAAAACCTACTAGAGTATACAGCGAGTTGTTTGTTTCTTAAAACTTCTTCTAACTTTGCTAAAACTGTGCCCCTTGTTTTACCATTTGTGTTAAACCCAGCAACGTCTGGAGTCTGCTTAGGCACATAATTGCCAATATATACACCTTTTCTTTGTCGATAGTATAAACGTGGATATTTAAGCTCTTGCAATTTTAATATTGTCGCGTAACCGTAACTATTATTTTCTGGGCAAACCAGCGCTTTATTGTACTTGATCCCATATTTATTAATTAGTTCAGCAAAAGTGTCTGGACGTATTTTACCCTTATACTCAGCAACAACTTCAGAACTGTTAACATCTATTACATGAAACGTAGAAAAATCTTTTGCATCACCTCTAGAAACATCAGCTGATATTACATATTCATTTTCACTCAGAGGTTGTTTCCATATCCAGACGTTGTTATCTGGGCCTTCTCTCATTTTTGGTGGGTTAACCATCTTACCAACCCACTCCAAGGTCTTACTATCCAAATATGTATCACCAGAGACTGCAAAATCACAAAGGTACTCTTGCGCTATTTGTCTTTTTGACATGTTTGCTGTAACACCGGTAAACCACTCTTCACCTCGTTCTGGATGCACATCCCACATCAGCTTAATAGGATTAAACTCATTGACTCCCGCTTCAGCTTCTGTATACAGTTTATGATACTGTCCACCTACACCATTTGGTGTAGATAAAATAATAACACGACCACCTGTTGAAATTGTAGGGTATATACCTGTCCAAATTGTATCAAAGTTTCTTACAAATGCAGCCTCATCAATAATCAACAAGGACAATGCTTCAGATCGACCGGCATCATCTGATGTAGGTATTGCTTTGATTTGTGATCCGTGACTAAACATTATCTCTTGTTTATTGTTTGATACAATTTCAGGTAACAATAACCACTTTGGCAATGAACGTATCATTGTTTTGACTTTAATGATAAAGTTTTGTGCTACCTTTAGTTTTGTTGCAATAACAAGAATGTTCTTTTCTTTTTTAAATATTGCCATCCAGACAGAATAAGCAGCACCTAACGTAGAAATACCTAACTGTCTAGACTTAAGAATAATATTAAATCTATGATCGATAAATTCTTCTACACAGTCTTCCTGGAAAGGATACATTTCAAAGGGAATGAGACCTCTCACAGGATGTTGTATTTTCAAGTAATTTTTAAAGAAATAGTTTGGATCTTTGCCACACTTTATTATCTCTGCTACTTGTGCTTTCTTAGTAAGTCTTGCCATTAGCTAATCTCAAAGTATGCTCGTCTATGAATGTACGCTTGTCTTGTTTCAGCATAAAAATTAATATCTTGAACATCAGTTGTTCTTTTAGACTTATCTTCTTTTGCTTTTAATGCTCTACCGGCGTTCTCTTTCTTTTTAAAGTCTTTTTTCAATTCAACCATATATGCATTGATAAACTGGTTTAATTCGTTTTCTGTGTCTAGGATAACTTGGTGTTGATGACCATGCGGACCTAGATTCTTAATGCATAATGAAGTAACACACAACTGATCACCTTGCAAACTTGCTTTTGTAGCAACAGAACTTGCTGACGGTGATGCATAACCTCCGTACCTAGGATTACCATCATCTTCAACTGAACTATATCCTGTATTTGTCGATGCCTTACCGTACGTATCATTGATTAAATTACCTAACACGTTTACTTCTTCAAAATTTAATGACATTTTATTTCTCCTGTCTTTTTGTTTATTTGCGTATTTTACGCCTCATAGATATATAACTATTCACAACTGCTTTTTTTGGCCGCCATCCATTTTTCCATTCTTCCTTTCTTGCCTCAGCAAAACTTAAATAACACTCTTGACAACAATTATAATTATCGTTTTTATCAAAATCTTGCAATGTTAATAACGGAAATTGGCATATACCACAA